TAGCGAACGGACTTGCCCAGATGACCCTCGCCCTGCATCTGATTCAGGCGCGCGTCCAAGACGTTCCATTCCTGATAATCGGCTGGCGACAAGTCATCGAGATTGAGCCAGTCGGGCTTGAGCGCGTCGCGTCGGTCGATTAACTCGGCATATTCGCGCGTGCACGGCGTGAAGCCTTGGCCGTTTGGCCATTCGATCGCGTCATCATGGGTCAAGCGCATCGGGGTTGTTCCTTTGGTTTGGACTCGTCAGGCGCCGCTTGACGGCGCGACGCGGCGCGAACGCCGCGTTTCGTCCTAAGCCGCGATTTGAATGTGACGGGCGCCGGCGCCATGGGCCATGATGGTGATGTTGGCGCGCGCCTTGGAGTCATGCCCTCCGCAGGCGCTGCAGTCGAAGCATGTGGTCTTATGGCCAGCCTCCGCCGACGCTGGGCACATGACTTCCCTTGGCAGCATCGGGGCGCCCATGGGGCGGACTCGAAACGCCCGATAGCCCATGGCGTTGCAGTCAATTTCATCTGACTCGGAATCGCAGCTGGCCATGACGAAGTTGGCGAATTGCGGATCGCATACGCGCCATTGATGCGTGTAACCCGTTACTTTCTCGGCAAATAGCAGGATGCATGCCCATACTCTGAAAGGAATTGCGGCTGGATCGCCATAGGCGCCCATACGAACGCGGCGCCCAGCGAAGGCCTTTTGGGCCTCTAACAGTGTCGCGTGCGGATAGGCGCCGCGTTCGAAGGCATCGAAGACGACTCGCGGCCCATGGATCAGAGTCACGTAGCAAGAGCGGCCAACAAGAGTCCCATTGAGAAGCTTTCCGCGATGCGGACATGAGCCGCAAATGGAAACATCGGCGCCCGTCTTCGACGCCAAGAGCGGATTCATGTCCGAACGAAGAATGTAAGTCTGGACCATGGCGCCCGTCTTGGAATTGGGCGAGTCGGTTTCGAGTCCGGATGCGATTAGGACGATAGGGGCGCCGTCAATAACAGACGGGCCTTGCCAGATGATCATAGTTGGTTTGCCTTTGGTTTGCCGATGCGGTTGTGGAAGGCCTTGGCCTCCCATGGCTCGAATATCCGCCTTGTCATGGCGCGTGTCAAGATGTTTCTTTACACAATAAGGCGATTGCGCAGCGCCTGGCGCCCGTGAGGTATCGCTCAGGTATCGATCGCGTATCGAATCACGGTTTTAAGCTTGACAGCCGCCTTGACAGCCGTTTTTGCTCCCTATCGGCTGGCCGCCATGGCCATGCCGAGCATGTGCAACGTCGCAAGCGAGCGAAACCTGGGCCAGGCGAATCCCTGTCAAGCCCCGAGCGTGGCCAAAACCCAAGCAATATCAACATACACAAAACTTGACTTGACAAGGCCAAAAGAAGAGGCAACCACAAATTGATCGCGCCCGCGCGCGCGGCAGAACTATATGTCTGCTTGGCCCCCTCGCGGGCCAGTAAGCCAGACCGATATCGTGCTCCGACAGCGCACTACATTAACCGTAGTACGCGCACACGAGAAACAAACCTAAAAGGAAAGGTGAAACTTGCAACTGTATGGTGTACGCGCGCCCTAGAGGCGCGAAACCAACAATAAAGAGAAAGAGAGGCCTTCCCTCGCTGGAAAAACAGAAAGGCCTACTTCATACTAGAGATTACAATCGCGTTTCGGCGTCCACACGCGGAAGTTGTGGCAAATGGGAGGGCGAAATGGATGACGACGAATCACTAGCGCGAGGATTGCTGCCGTTAGCTGAGCGCTTGGTCACTGCATTCGAACGCTATGTAGAGCTTTACGAACTCGACCTGAATTTACAGGAGCGGCGCGAGACGCGAATTGCATGGGTTGCTCGCGCCAGAGAGCAGCGTACGCGGGCGAAAGAGCCAGGCGACGATCCTTAAGGCCTTGACGCCGCACGTTGACTCAGTCGGATGGCTCTGTGCTCGCCTCTCGGCGAACGTCGAGGCGTCTCAAGGCCTTACGCTGTCTCGGCCTCTCATCTTGTCACAGCGCTGTAGCACTGTGACGCGCGCGCGCCGCGAAAGGCTATGCGCTCCGCGCATGCTGAAAGGCATGGGATATCAATAGGATAATGGGTGCGCCAGGCCCGGCCTCGAGAGGGGGGGGGGAAGGCCTGCGGCCAAGATTTATACGTATAAGGCCTCGCCTCGAAATCCGTGCATTTTTGGGGCAGGATTCCGTCATGGGCGCGCGGGTTGATCGGGAGGCTGCGGGGGAGTTTTTTCGGGTATTGCTAGAGGGGGGTCCTCGGGTATTTTTGGGGTGTGTAGTGAGGGTAGCGGAGCGTCGCGCGTTGAGTGGGGTTCGTGGAGAGATATCTGCGGAGGAGGCTGAGGAGTGGTTTCGGTTAGCTGGGGAGTTATTAGCGGTGAGGCGGCGGCTGGGGGGAGGGTGATGGGGAAGCGGAGCGACTACGCCAGGGCGGCGCGGGATTTATATGAGACTCCGGAGGGGGCGGTATTGCCGTTGCTTCGGCATTTGGCGCGGGGGACTCGGTTTGTTGAGCCGTGTTGCGGTGGGGGTGCGTTGGTTCGGGTTCTTGAGAAGGCGGGGCATCGGTGTGTAGGGGCGTATGATTTGCCGGATGATGCTCGGGGGCATTGTTATGGGGTTTCCGAGGGCCAGGTATTGATCACCAATCCGCCGTATTGGGGTCGGTGGCGGGATTTACATCCGTTGATTTTGAATTTGAGTTCGCAAGGGCCGTGTTGGCTATTGATGCCGGCGGACTGGTTGTTCAACAAGTCGTCGGGGTCGTTGGTGCGTTTGCGGCTTCGGAAGATAGTTGCGGTTGGGCGGGTGAAGTGGATTGCGGGGAGCTCCTCGGTTGGCAAGGAGAATGTTGTGTGGCTGCACTTTGTGAGGGACGGGGGGCCGGCTTTGTTTGTGGGGCGGGGGTGACTGACGCATGGCGCTGACGCAGAAGCAGCGGGTTTGGAAGGCGCGGGCGCAGAAGGCTGCGGTGACCCGCAAGATCAACATCATGGCCGGCAAGGCCAAGCGCGACCAGGACAACAAGCGGGCGATCCTCGATTTCCAGAAGACGCGGCCGGGGGATTTGCCCAACCGGCCTGGCCGGCCGGATCGGGCGGCGCGGGAGATCTTGGGCAACATGGCGGCGTTCGGGCTCTCCTTGAGGCAGATTGCGCGGTTGACCGGGTACACCGGGGCCGAGCTCAAGGAGTGGTTTCCGGACGAGATCGCCAATGCGGCGCTGCGCACCGATCTCAAGGTGTTCCGGACTCTGGTGCAGCAGGCGACCGGCGACGGCGACTGGCGCCAGGCGGATGGCAGGAGCACCCGGTTTTACGCCGAGCGGCGGTTGGGGATGACGCCGCCGACGGCGAAGCGCTATGGAGAGGACCGGCGGATCAATCTCGACAATTTGAGCGAAGGCGAACGTGACGACCTCGAGCTCCTCCTCGAACGGGCCATCGGCGGCGACAGGGAAGCGCAAGTCCTCGCCGGCGAACTATCGATCGCCGGAGGAGGTGGCGAAGTGGCTGAGGACGCTGGAGCGCCTGAAGCGGATGAAGGCGGATCGCAGCCGGGACCGGTCGACCTGGGAGACGGAGGACCGGAAGGCCAAAGCGCGCAAGACCTGCGAGGGGAGCCTGATTGAGTTCGTCAAGCACCTGTGGCCGGTCTTGGAGCCCGAGCGGGCGTATGTCCATTCCTGGCATCTGGACGCGATCGCCGAGCATCTGGAGGCGATCACCGCCGGGATCCTGGTTCCGCCCCGGCTCTTGATCAATGTTCCGCCCGGCAGCATGAAGTCGCTTTTGGTGAGCGTCTTTTGGCCGGCCTGGGAGTGGGCCCGCGGCGGCCAGTCGACACGATATATAGCCACCAGCTTTTCCGAAGGGGCGGTGGCGCGCGACTGCCGCAAGATGCGGCAACTGGTGCAGTCGGATGAATTCCTGGAATTGTGGCCCGACATCCGCCTGGTGCGGACCGGCGAGCTAAGTTTCGAGAACAACTACACCGGCGTGCGCGACGGGGTCCCGTTTGGTTCTCTGACCAGCAAACGGGCCGATCGGCTGATCATCGATGACCCGCACTCGGTCGAGAAGGCCGAGTCGAAGCCCGATCGAGAACGGGCGGTGATGCGGTTCCGCGAGGGCGCGGTCAACCGATTAAACGACCAGGCCAAGTCGGCGATCGTGGTGGTGATGCAAAGGTTAAACGAGGGCGACATCTCGGGCGTGATCCTCGAGATCATGGCCGATTGGACCTGTCTGGTCTTGCCGATGGAATACGAGAGTTCGCGCCATTGCACGACCCAGATCGGGTTCTCCGACCCCAGGTCGGAGGAGGGCGAGCTGCTCAGCCCGGAGCGGTTTCCGCGCGAGGTGGTGGACAAGCTCAAGATCGAGATGGGCCCGATCGGCTACGCCGGCCAGTACATGCAGCGCCCGGTCCCTCGGGGCGGCGGCATCATTCCCTATGTCGGCTGGGAGCTGTGGCATAAGGCCATGGCGATGAAGTATGGCCGCAACGAGGGCCAGTTCCCCGACATGGAGTTCACTCTCGGCAGCGTCGACTGCGCCTTCGGGGTCAAGACCGAGAACGACTTCACCGCCATGGTGGTTTTGGGCGTGTGGAAGAACCTCGACGGGCTCTCCCGGGTGATGCTGATGTTCGCGTGGCAGAAACGGCTGCGCTTCTCTGATTCGGTCGAGGAATTGATCAAGACCGCCAAGAAGTACCGCTGCGATCGGGTCCTGATCGAGAACAAGGGCTCCGGCATCAGCGTGTTTCAGGAAATTGTGAGATTGACGCGCGAGGAGAGCTTCGCCCTGCAATTGGTCGATCCCGGCCGCGACGACAAGGAACAGCGCGCGAACTCCGTTTCCGGTCTGTTCGGCTCCGAAGGCGACGACGGCTCCGCGCCCCGGCGCGAGGGGCTGGTGTACGCCCCGGCGGTGACCCAGGCCGACGGCCAGGTGTGGCCACGCGACTGGGCGGAAAAGGCGATGGCCGAGGTGTCGCTATTTCCGAAAGGAAAACACGACGATCTCGCCGACGCCCTGGTCCAGGGCATGGGCTGGCTGCGCAAGCGCGGCTTGATCAAGCGCCCGGTCGAGCACACGGTGGAGGAGATTCACGCCCTGCTGGCGCCGGGGCCTTCGGCAGCCGCCAGGCCTTTGTATCCGGGGTAGCCCGGATACAACACGGGGTAGCCCGTACAAATGGCGCCGGGTTTTCGCCAGCGCCCTTGAAGGTCAGTGAAGTCGGTGATCGCTGCGCAGCCCCAGCGCGCGCCTTTGAAGGTGACACGAAGGTGACACAACAAATCTGCAATACCGGCAACACCGGCAACATTCCTTTGAAGGTCATCTCGTATACGGGTCCGCCAAACGCGCCAAACACGACCCGCAACCACTTGGCGGACCCTTAGACTATGCCGAAGCGCAAGCCGATCAGTCTCGCTCTGGCCTATGACCTGCTCTCGCCGGGGCTCCAGCGCTGGGAGCGGGAGTTCCCCAGCCTCGAGTTCGCGCTCCTGTGCAATGTGGTGCGCGACGAACTCGTTTTACGGGGCCGGCGCGGCCCTGCGGAAGCGACGCGCGTTTTCACCCGCAAAGAGATCGACGACAACTCGTACAAACGGCTTTGGGCGGTAAGGATCCTGTCGATCATCGAGGAGATCGCCTCGCCCGGGTAAACCAGCCCCGAACGGGGCGGCTTAATTACGCCATGCCTTTGAAGGTGGCTCTGGCATGATTTCGTTTTCGCCGGGGGGGCCGAAATCGCTATTTCTTTAGCGAACCCGTTGCCGCAGGCAGCGAACCGGTTCGTTGCCTGATCCTTAGAACTTGCGCCGCGCCACTCTTGCCACTCTTCCATTGGGAACGGCGTTCTTACAGTGTGACCTATTCCTTAGAACTTGCGTCTCGGCTGCGCGGCGTGCATATTGCGAAGCCATGGACGCCGAGCACGCCATCGACAAGGTCTTCCCGATCCTCAACACGCTGGCCCGCAACATGGGCAGGCTGCTCGGGGTCGAGATCGGGGTGATGGCGTTCGGCGAGGGCCCCGCGTGCAACCTGATGTTCGTCGATGACCTCGGGCACGTGATCGAGGACGGCGACTCGGCGGTCCTGTGCGCCACCGAGCGGGAGATCGCCAACGGCGCCTTCTTGCAACTGTTCGCCGGCCGCGCCCTGTACGCCGCCGCGACGCGGAAATTCAAGCTCCTGGGGGCTTAGCCTTTGCCCCAGATCCTGGTCGAACCGACCCCCGACTGCCCGTTCACCGTGATGGTGAGCTCGGCCAAGATGCCGCGCTCGGTGCGCGTGCCCTACGTCCATGTCGCGGTCATTGAAACCGACGGGGTCACGATCCCGAAAATGCTGAGCCTGCGCGCTAAGGGCGTGCGCCGGATCGTGTGGCTTTCGGGTCCGCAGCATGTCGGCGGCCCCGCCTCGGCCTCCGAGCGGGCCAAGCGGACCGCGCTGAACATCTGCTTTCTGCAGAACCGCCTGCGCCTGGCGGCGGTCGGCGCGGCGCCGATCACCTTGAACGAGATCATGTTCGCGGACAACGAAACCACCCGGCGCGAACTGATCAAGGCCTACTGCTCCGTAAGCGGCAAGGGACTCACCGCCTTCCTCGCCGATTCCGCCGCAGAGTTCGTCGATGAGAGCGAATATGGCGTCCTCGTCCACGCCAGGATGGCGATCGGCGCCGAGCCGATCAGCGCGGTGATCGTCAAATGCCCGTCGACCGGCGAAACCTACGCCTTGCGAGTGCCGCCGCATATGCGCTCGGCCCGCGAAGCGGTGGCCTGGACGTTCGGTCTGGCTTATCAGGAGTATCGGCCCATCGCCGAAAGCTAGAGGAGGATGACACATGTATAGACAGGGAGACGTTCTCTTGATCCCGGTCGATCGGGATCTGTTTGCGGCGGAGCCGCAGCACAAGCTCATCGTTCATTCGGTGGTGCTGGCGCTGGGCGAGCACACCGGCCATTCGCACACGCTCGAGGGCGAGGTGGCCTTGTTCGACCTCGGTCCGCTGGTCAACCCGTGGGGTGAAGGCAGGATCCGGCGCCTGAAGCGCCCCGAGAAGATCACGCCGGAGGCGATCCGCTTCGTCGAGGTGTTGCGCGAGGGCTGCTCCCTTACTCATCAGGAGCACGGCGCCCATGTGATCCCGCCCGGCCTCTATCAGGTGGTTCGCCAACGTGTCTATGAAGCGGAAGACCGCGCCGCTTACGTTGCGGATTGATCCCGGCCGGATCAAATGGGGCGGCCCGGACGAGGTGGTCGCGGATTCGTGCTCGATCTGCGGCGCCGCCCTCGGCGAGGACGCCGTTCCGCTGCGCATGTGGCGCGCGGATGGCTCCGCCGCCGTGTTCTGCGACCCGTGCGTCGACAAATATGTCGGGCCTCCCCGAGACTTTTGATCCGCAATCCCGCGGACGGAAGAAGCATGACTCGGGCAGGGGGGAAGGGCGCCTTCGACAGCGCGCAGGCGCCCGACCTTCTAAGTGTCAACCCCAAAACCGGGACAAAAAGCGCACTGGTTTTCCGGAACGCTTAGAAGGTGGGTGTTTCGCCAGGGATTCCAGCGGGATGCGACGCTTGGTGACACGTGGTGACGCGTTGGTCGGAAAGTGTCGGCGGTAAAGTCCGACCGCCTCCTTTGAAGGTCGCTGGAGCTTGCCACGGGCAATCTCAGGAGTATGAGCATGGAGCAGGATCAAAGGCAGACCCCGGAGCCGATCGACCAGATGCTGACGCTGCATGATCTGGTGGTTCGCGAGCTGGCGGAGATCAAGGGGACGCTGGCGCGGCTTGAAGGGACGCTGCGCGAGATCGCGCTCGGCCTCGGGGCGCCGCAGCCTCGACCATGAAACCGGAGCTATGAGCCATGCCGGCCATTTGGAAGAAAGCGGTTGAAAAAATTAAACAGGAAAGCCCGGACGTAAACCCGTGGGCGGTGGCGACCGCGTCGCTGCAGCGGGCGGGAGATCTCAAGAAAGGAACTCGCATGGCGACCAAACAAGGCGTCGAGCGCGGCAAGCATTCGTCCGCCTGGCGCGAGGAGCACCCGCCGCGAGGCGGCAAGGCTGACGGCGGCCCGGTCGACAAAGCCTATGGCGAAAAGGGCCTTGAGGCGCACGAGAAGCGGATCAAGTCCGACGTGCGAAACCGGCTGAGGGATTATTGAGAATTATCCGGGTCTTTCCGCGCCGGACAAAGGCCACGCCCGACGACGCGCTGGCGTATTGCGGACCGCCCGATCTTTTCGCCGAGGCCGACGAAGTTCACGTCTCGGTGACCTTCACTGCGGACAAGACGGTCGCCGAACATTTGGCGGAAGCGTGGCGCACTGTCGCTCCGGTCAAGATCGGGGGCGTGGCTTACGGCGACTCCAGCCTCGAGTTCATTCCCGGTCGCTACATCAAGCCGGGATACACCATCACCTCGCGCGGCTGCCCGCGTCGTTGCTGGTTTTGCGGCGTGTGGAAGAAATGGCCGCAAGCGAACGTCCTGCCGATCCATGACGGATGGAATGTCCTCGACGACAATCTCCTCGCCTGCCCGCGCGACCATGTCGAAGCGGTGTTCGCCATGCTGCGCCGACAAAAGCGCCGGGTGGAGTTCACCGGCGGCCTGGAGGCGCTGGCGCTGCAGGATTATCAGGTCGATCTTCTCGCTTCCCTCAAGCCGCGGCCGAACATGTTCTTCGCCTACGATCCGGGCGACGCCTTCGAGACGCTGGAAAGCGCGGCGCGGCGTCTTCTCGACGCCGGATTTACCGCCTGCTCGCACCGGATGCGAGCCTATGTTCTGATCGGTTATCCGAAGGACACTTTTGCTCTCGCCGAGGCGCGGTTGCGCAGCATGATGTCGATCGGCTTCACGCCGATGGCGATGCTGTGGCTGCCTGAGACGCCTTCTCAGGAGAAATATCGCCCCGCGCTTGAGTGGCGCGCGTTCCAGCGCCGTTGGGCGAGGCCAGCTCTCATTCACTGGGGTGTTGAGATCTCACAGCAGCTGGAGTTTGCGTGATGGAAGCGGTCTTTACCTACCAGCAACTCGCTCAGTGCGCGGCCCGCGAAGTGGCGCTGCGCAAGAACGTCTATGCGAAGCATGGGATCTCGGCCGACCGGGAGCGGGAAATCGCGATGATGGAGACGATTGCGCGAATTCTGGCCGC